CCTTTTTTTATTATATAAATAGGTAAAACGAGGTTGAATAAATGACTATCTTAGAAAGAAATCCAACAAATCCGAATCCGTTACATCCTAATAAATTCTTACTTGCATTCTCAAGATTGCCAGATGTTCAATATTTTTGTCAGTCTCTGAATGTACCTGGAATTTCTCTGAATGAAGTAGCAATTACAAATCCTTTTGTTGACATATACGCACCTGGTGAAAAGGCAATATATGATTTATTATCTGTAACCTTTATTATCGATGAAGAATTAAAAGCTTGGGCTGCTGTTCATGATTGGATCCGCGCGATGACTTTCCCAAAAGAATTTGAAGAGTATAGACAATTAGAAGGACTTGCGAAAAAATACACTTTACAATCAAAAATACAACCTCAATATTCAGATGCATCATTAACGATTTTGTCATCATCAAATAACCCGTATATAAGATTTAAATTTTACGATGTGTTTCCGACAACTCTATCCACATTCGTACTAGATACTAAACAGTCTCCAAGCACCGTATTGACCGCAGACGTAACTTTCAGATATAATTATTACGATATAGAACGTCTGTATTAACTTTAAGGTTTTTATTATGAAACAACTTGATGAATTACTTGAAATGTGGAAAAAAGATTCTATCATCGATAGAACTGAACCTGGTAAAGAATTAACTAATATACCACAACTGCATAGTAAATATTTAAACGTTCTTTCGAAGCATCGTTTACTTTCGAAAGAAGCAGAATTTAAATACAATAAAATACGAAGAATTAAATGGGAATACTATACAGGTAAATTATCTCAAGAAGAACTCAAAAAATATGGATGGGATCCATTTCCATATACCATCAAATCTGAGATTGCTACATATCTAGATAGCGATGAAGATTTAAATAAATATCTTGCTTCTAAATTAGTTCATGATGAAATTGTTGATCTTTGTCAAAGTATTCTTAAAGAATTAAATAGCAGAACGTATCAGTTACGCGATTACATCTCTTGGGAAAAGTTCATTAATGGAATATGAAATTAAACTATACAAGAAGAATGAAGCATTTGTTAAATTTGAATGTGAACGACACATTGCCCAAGAACTGTCAGACTTCTTTACTTTTTTCGTACCTGGCTATCAATTCATGCCAGCGTACAAAAACAGACTTTGGGATGGAAAGATTCGTCTTGCTGAATTAAAGACCAACACAATATATCATGGTCTTATAGAGTATATCAGAGAATTCTGCAATGAAAGAAACTATAATCTTTATCTTGAACCCACAATTCATTATACTGAGAACTACTCGTTAAAAGAGGCAAAAGAGTTCTCTGACACGTTAAATTTACCTCATGAAGTTCGTGACTATCAATTAAACGCTTTTGTTCACGCTGTACGCAATAGAAGATTATTGTTGTTATCACCAACAGCATCTGGTAAATCGTTAATCATATATCTGATCATTCGTTATTTACAAAGTACGAATGCACAAAAGGGACTTCTTATAGTTCCCACAACTTCTCTTGTTGAACAGATGTTCTCTGATTTCAAATCATATGGGTTTGATTCAGATGAATATTGTCATCGTCAGTATTCAGGTAAAGAAAAGCATACGAATAAATTTTTGACAATTACAACATGGCAATCCATTTACAAAAATCCAAAAGAATACTTTGAGCAATTCGATTTTGTTGTTGGTGATGAAGCACATCAATTCAAAGCAAAATCTTTAACGACAATTTTATCTCAATGTATAAACGCTAAACATAGAATAGGCACAACTGGTACTCTTGATGGCACACAAACACATAAATTGGTTCTTGAAGGTTTGTTTGGTCCAGTATTTAAAGTGACAACAACATCAGAACTGATTGAGAAAAAACAACTTGCTGACTTCAACATCAAATGTTTGATTCTTAAATATCCCGAAGAAGTATGTAAACAAGCAAAGAAATGGACTTATGCAGAAGAATTGGATTACATCGTTACTAATCCATCAAGAAACAAATTTATAAAAAATCTCGCATTATCACTAGAAGGTAATACACTTGTATTATTTCAATTCGTAGAAAAACATGGAAAAATACTTTATGAACTCATTAAGCAAGAAGCTAACAAACGTCATGTCTTTTTTGTCTTTGGCGGTACTGATGTTGAAATTAGAGAAAGCGTTCGTGCAATTACAGAAAAAGAAACAAACGCTATCATTGTTGCTTCTTATGGCACTTTTTCTACTGGGGTTAACATTCGTAACTTACATAATATTGTTTTCGCTTCCCCTTCAAAGTCTAGAGTTCGCAATCTTCAATCGATAGGGAGAGGTCTTCGAATCGGTGAAAACAAATCTAAGGCAGTCCTTTTTGACATTTCTGATGACATGAGACTAGGTAAATTTACAAATTATACGTTGCAACATTTTGTGGATCGTGTTAAAATATATGACAACGAAAAGTTTAATTACAAATTTTATAATATAAACCTAAATCATGACTGAAAATAATAGTATCAAAATCGTAAGACTACAATCAGGTGTTGATATTATTGCCGATGTAGAAGAATACTTTGACGATCAAATTATTCGCTTGGTTAATCCAATGATTCTTTATTTTAAAAGGTCCAAGATAGGATCAATTATGATGGTTTCACCATGGTTGCCAGTTGAACTTATTCATGAGAACATCACAAATATTTCACATCGGGATGTTCTTACCATTTTGGATCCAAAAGATAAGTTAATTGAATATTATAAAGAGATGGTAAACATCCATCTAGCAGAATGGTTAAAAAACTCAAAAGATATGTTTGATAATTTTTCTACGTCAGATCACTATGAGGATGATTATGGTGCTGGTGATGCAGAGATGGAAGATGAGATGGGAATGGAAGAATTTGATACAGAAGAAATAGAGAATCTAAAGAAGAATAATTTACTACATTAATCATTCAGAACACGACCATTATATTGTGTTTTAAAATTTTGTCAATAGGGAAACAGGTAATCATGAAGAATCATTATGTGAACAATGCGGACTTTTTAAAGGCATTAATAGACTATCGAATTGCGTGTAAAACAGCAGAAGAAGCGGGAAAGCCAGATCCACAGATTCCCAATTATATTGGTGAATGCTTCATGAAAATTGCGAATCATCTATCACGAAAACCAAATTTTGTTTCGTATTCATTTCGGGATGAAATGATTTCAGATGGTATCGAAAACTGCCTAATGTATTTCCGTAATTTTGATCCAGATAAATCTCAAAATCCATTTGCATACTTTACTCAAATTATTTACTATGCTTTCCTTCGCAGGATTCTCAAAGAGAAAAAACAGTTATATGTTAAGTATAAAGCAACCGAGCAATTCGGTATTTTTGATGAATTTGAAATGTATGAAGATATTGATGGCACGATGAAGCCATTTCAAATGTATGATAACATTTCAGAGTTTATTGAAAATTTTGAAGAAACCAAAAAGAAGAAAAAAGCAAAAACTGTAAAAGGTATTGAAAAGTTTATAGAGGAATAATATGAGCAAAATTGCTATTCTTGGAGATACGCATTTTGGTATGCGTTCAGATTCATTAATTTTCCATTC